AACGATACAGCAAACTATATTGCCAACGTTACATCTCGAATGAAGACAAATTTGAGTGGTACATTCTATTCTAATATTACCAAAGATACTGTACTAGCATTTGCAGGCGCTGCAGAAACTAAACCAGATAACATAAAGATGTTTAAAGAACTCAATAAAGCAATACTTATATCAGAAGGAGGAAGCTTTGCTACAGCAACAGTAGATTCTTTCCAAATATCTAATTTAGCTTAATATGTATCTGCCTAAGTTTAAACATACTGCTGCTCTGTATACTTTTGGAGAAGAATTTGCAATTGCTAGTACCGGAGAACTATATACAGGTTTCTACATTAGAACTTCAAAAGGAACATTCTACACAGGTACGGAGTTTAAAAAAAATCAAAGCCAGGAACTTATTAAAACCTCGGCACTCTCTACATCTACCTACCGAAATGTAGGAAGAGAGAAGTACGACGATGCTGCTAAAGTTACAATTAACCAACTACTGCTTAAAGAAACTCAACCAGTACCTTCCTACACTTATATACCAGACTACGAATTAAAAATTAATCGAAGATTCTTTGCTAAGAGTAAGATCACTGGAAGTATTATTGAGATAGACAGAGACACGTATAAAGAACTTTACAGTAAGTCTAATAAATACCACCACCCTTCCTATGAAGTTATTCTGATAGACTGGGATTTATCATCTCCAGTTGACGATTCGGTAAATGGTTCGTATATTGTAGAAGGAAGTAAGACTAAGAATAAAAAGCAGGTTTTGAAATTAGATAAGACCCTCCCTGGGTTACACGATTACCTAACTCAAACCAGCCAGTTATGATAAATGAGTTATGTTTTATATCGTTGAAAGCGACGAACAGTTAAATTATCTTTGTGCACTAGGACGAAATGAAGCGTACGTTGAAATTATTTCGGGTAATGACCGTTTCCATAGTCTACTTACTGGGACTGTTGCTGCTTATGTACGCCCTATCGGCCACCGTGAAGGATACATTATTCCAGTAAATCACTCGGAAGGACTTAATGTCTCAAAGGATCGCATACAAGACCTCTTAAAATGTTACGATACACTGTATACGTTTAATAAGAAGGCGTTCTTATATCATTTCTCTCACGGTAATATCAACGATATTAACCTGATGTACTCTATGAAAGAGTACGAAAGCTTACAGCTTCCTGACCCTCCTCATAGTATTCAATGGTTTTATAATAGGTTAAACGAGAAAGAAGATCTAAACACGATCATTCCTCTACCTAAGCTCTTCGAAAAATGTGAACGTAACTACAGAGCTCTAGTAGAGACTATTGAGGAATATAGGTTTATGACTGAAGATCCTAGCTGGAAGTTCTATAATAACTTAGCAGTAGGAGTTTTCTATTTATCTGAACAATCAGGAATAAGAGTAGTATATGATCAGTTTGTCGAAAAGTTTACCCCTACAAATCCTCGCTTTAGTATTGCGAATAATATTGCTTATACTAATTACAATCTTTATAATCCCACTAGTCGCCCTACTAGTGCCTTTAATGCTGTCAACTTCGCTGCAATCCCCAAGAAAGAAGAATATCGAAAGTGTTTCATCCCGCAAGGAGACAAATTTATAGAGTTTGACTTCGATGGCTACCATATTCGCTTGATTGGCGAGGTAGTTGGCTATGAGTTTACGCCTGAAAGCGTGCATACACAGCTAGGAAGGATGTATTTTAGCAAGAATGAACTTACAGAAGAAGAATATAAGCTATCTAAACAGACTACCTTCCAGATTATGTACGGAGGAGTGCCGGATAAGTACCGCCACATCGAATTCTTTGATAAAGTAGCAGGGTTTATCAATAAACTGTGGAAAGAGTTTGCTGAAACCGGTATTGTACGTGCTCCTATCTCAAATAAGCCGTTTTTCTCTAACTTAAGAGATATGAACCCACAGAAATTGTTTAATTATGTGATTCAGTCGTTGGAAACCTCAAGAAACGTTCTTATATTAAGAGAAGTACTGAGCTACCTCAGAGATAAGAAATCAAAGGTTACGTTATACACTTACGATGCTATCCTATTTGACTTCTATTTGGAGGACGGCAAAGATACCCTGGAAAATTTAGTAAAAATCCTTGATCAGGGAGGAAAATACCCTGTAAAATATAAACACAGTAATAACTTAGTTTTAGACTAATAAATTCTATTTATAATGGAAGTAATGGAACCACAATTTGGTTACGACTTTGTCACAGATACGGCAATTTGGAACGACGATATGAGTAATAAACTATTCTGTACATTCACCACAGAAGAGAATATAGATAACTTAGTAGAGACGATCAAAGGTAAGTACGACATCATGTACAATAAAATCTTTGTCCTCCATGCTAAAAGTAATGACGAGTACGTATGCACGTATAACGTTGACTTTGGCAATGTCGCTAACTTCCTAGATAATACTATTCTTGTACATCGCAAGAAAGAATCTAATACGCTTTATACAATTAATGCTCTTAATACACTCATCAAAGAGCTAAATGGCGGAGTAGCTGATTCAAGCTACCGGGTAGACTGGAATGACTACCGTAATTGTATTCTCCTCACTCGAGGAAACGAACTCAAGCGTATCAATACCCGCCTTCACAAAATTATCGAGCTCTAAGTTGGAGCAATGAAAACTTTTTCGTATATTGTATACGGAAACATATTCTATTAATCAGTTATTTAATCAGTTGTAGTATGGATTTATCCGCTATTAAGCAAAAGCTCGCCTCCATGCAGAGTAATGGACGTGAGGAACGAGAGAAGATCGACTATGAAGCGGTGTTCTGGAAGCCAAGTATTGGCAAACACCAAATTCGTATCGTACCTTCAGCACTCAACCCTGAATACCCTTTCAGTGAGTTGTATTTTCACTACGGTATTGGAAAATACCCTATGATCGCTCTAACCAATTTTGGTGAGCAAGATCCTGTTGTTGACTTTGTCAATGAGCTTCGTAAGACTTCCGATCGTGACAATTGGTCATTGTCTGGAAAGCTTGCACCTAAGATGCGAGTATTCGCACCTGTAGTAGTTCGTGGTGAGGAAGATAGAGGAGTACGTTTGTGGGGCTTTGGTAAGCAGGTTTACAACACCTTGCTTCAATTAGCCGCTGATGAGGATGTCGGTGATTTTACTGACGTAATGAATGGCTTCGATATCGTTGTCGAGATGGTACAGGGTAATCCTTATCCACAGACTTCGGTTCGTATCAAGCCTAAGCAGTCTACTTTGAGTGATAATAATACTCATGTAGATACTTGGTTGAAGACTCAACCAGATCCTTTGAAGTGCTTTACTAAGTACGACTTTAACTTCGTTAAGAAGCAATTAGAAGGTTGGCTTTCTGGTAATGAAGAAGGTGATGAAGCTCCTGCACCTGTTGCAGCTGCTCCTGCCGCTGTTCAAGCACCTAAGCAGTCGTTTACTTTGGAGACTCAAGCTCCTAAAGCAGCCGATACTGTTAGCCAATTCGACGATTTGTTTAAGGACGACGATCTACCCTTCTAAGTATGGCCAAAAGAAAAGGAGTTTCTGAGAGCGCTCAAGTAGCGATCAAGAAGAGTTTTAGCCTGGATAAGTTTAAGAAGAATAAAGGGCTTGCTAACACGAGCATTAAGTTCAAGGAGCAACGCTGGATTCCACTATCCAAAGCCTTCCAGGAGATTACTTCTATCCCAGGTATTCCCGAAGGTCATATTACACTACTACGAGGTCATAGTGACACTGGTAAGACCACCGCTCTATTAGAGGCAGCAGTCTCTGCACAGAAGATGGGAATCTTGCCGGTGTTCATTATCACCGAGATGAAATGGTCTTGGGAACACGCCCGTGAGATGGGTCTAGACTTCCAAGAGGTTGTAGACGAGAGTACAGGTGAGATTGTAGACTACGAAGGCTTCTTTATCTACACAGATAGAGGTCAGATGAATACCATCGAAGACGTAGCTGCATTTATCCTCGATCTTATCGACGATCAAAAGAAAGGCGATCTACCTTATAACCTTTGTTTCTTCTGGGATTCTATCGGTTCAGTACCATGCGACCTATCAGTACGTTCTAATAAGAACAACAACGAATGGAATGCAGGTGCTATGTCTACACAGTTTGGTAATAACGTGAATCAGAAGATTCTTCTTTCTCGTAAGGAAGGTTCTCCGTACACCAACACGTTAGTATGTATCAACAAGGTATGGACTATGAAGCCTGAATCACCAATGGGTATGGCTAAGTTGCAGAACAAAGGCGGTATGTCGATGTGGTATGATGCAACGTTAGTAGTAACGTTCGGTAATATTACTAACCCAGGTACCTCTAAGATCAAAGCGATCAAGAGCGGTCTGCAAGTAGAGTTTGCTAAACGTACTAATATTCAGATTGAGAAGAATCACATCAACGGTATTCAGTCACGAGGTCGTATCGTCATGACTCCTCACGGATTCATCTTCGACGATAAAAAGGCAATTGACAAGTATAAGGATGAGCATAAGGATCGCTGGTTAACCCTCTTAGGTACAGTAGACTTTGACCTTGTCGAAGAAGGAAGCATGGAAGAAGATATCCGAGACATCGGAGTAGACTTCGACCTTAATATGGATATGTAATGGGCAAATACGACGACTTACTAAATAAAGTACAGCCGTCGGCACCCCGCAAAGTTAACGATCACATTCTGGTTATAGATGCGCTGAATACGTTCATTCGCAGCTTTACCATGATTAATATGATGAACCCTCAAGGGGCTCACGTAGGCGGCATGGTCGGATTTTTAAAGTCATTAGGTTTCTTAACCCGTACTTTTAATCCAACCAGAGTAGTGATCGTCTTTGACGGACCAGGGTCGTCGGCAGCAAGAAAGAATATCAATTCGGATTACAAAGCTAACCGAGATATTACTAGAATCACCAACTGGGAGATCTTTGATAAGAAGGACGATGAGTACGCTTCTATGTCAGCACAGATTGAACGTCTGGTTGAATACCTTCAGATGCTACCGGTAGATATGATCTCTATGCCTAAAGTAGAGGCTGATGATGTTATTGCATATATCGGTCAACAGTTTGGAGATAACAACAAAGTAACTATAGTATCATCAGATAAGGACTTTCTTCAGATTGTCGATGAAAATGTAGAGGTATACTCTCCTATTAAGAAGAAAATATACGGACCTGCACAAGTAAAAGAAGAAGTAGGTGTTCTTGCAGAGAACTATTTAGTAATGAAGTCGCTTTTGGGAGATAATTCAGACAACCTCCCAGGTGTTAAGGGCCTCGGACCGAAAGGAATCTTCAAACACTTCCCGGACTTGATAGACAAGCCTGGTACTGATTTGGAGTATGTTTTTGAGATCTGTGAAGCAGGTGTTGAGAAGACTAAGATCTTTCAGAAGATACTTACAAACTACGACCGAGTGTGGCAGAACCATGATTTAATGAATTTAATGGAGCCAAGGTTGTCTGATACCCAAAAAGTTCTTATATTGGATTTAATGGATAACTGCCCATCACAGTTAAATGTAATGGCGTTCCTCTTAATGCTCAAGCAAGATAACATCGAGCACGGCATTACAAAGAACACAGAAAGTTGGCTAGAAAATTTTAGATATTTACTTACAGTTAAAAAATAGGTTATATGACGCTTACAAAGCTATCGCAGTACGGCAAGCCCTTCCAAGTTAAGGTACTAGGCTCTCTACTTACAGACAAGGCATTTCTACTTAACGTACGTGATACTATACAAGAAGATTACTTTGATGCTGATTCACATAAGTGGATCTTAAAGAACATCGTTCAATACTTTGATAAGTACCATACCGTCATTACGATGGACGTACTTAAGATCGAGCTTGTAAAGATCGAGAACGAGGTACTAAAGACTGCAATTAAAGAAGAGCTTCGTAACTCTTATCAAGCTTCCCAGCAAGATCTAGAGTACGTACAGGAAGAGTTTACTACCTTCTGTAAGAACCAAAAGCTTAAACAAGCTTTGATGGACTCTGCTGATCTGCTTAACGCCGGTGATTATGATTCTATTCGAGGTATGATCGAAGCAGCTCTAAAAGCCGGTATGGATAAGAATATCGGTCACGAGTATCTCAAGGATATTGAAAGTCGTTACCGAGAGAACTACCGCCCTACTATTCCTACACCCTGGCCAGTACTTAATGAAGGCTTCCAGGGAGGCTTTGGACCTGGTGATCTAGGAATTGTATTCGGTAATCCTGGAGGTGGCAAATCTTGGATGATGGTAGCTATTGCAGCTCATGCGGTACAGCAAGGCTTTAACGTTATCTACTATACTCTTGAATTAGGAGAGGATTATGTAGGAAAACGCTTTGACTGCTACTTTACAGGCTACTCTATCGACGAAGTTAATAAGCATCGTGCTAAGGTAGAAGATATTGTAACTAAGCTACCCGGTAAATTAATTGTAAAAGAGTATCCTCCTAAGGCAGCTACTGTAACGACTATTAAGTCTCATATTCAGAAGTGTGAAGATATGGAGTTTAAGGCTGATCTAGTTGTCATCGACTATGTTGATTACTTGCGAGGACCTTCAAGGAAATTCGCTGAGCGTAAGGACGAGATTGATGATGTATTCGTAGCTGTGAAAGGATTGGCTAAGGAGCTGAAAATTCCTATCCTAACACCTTCTCAGGTTAACCGAATGGGTGCTAAAGATCAAGTCATTGAAGGAGATAAAGCAGCAGGCTCGTATGATAAGTTGATGGTAGCAGACGTAGCAATCTCTCTGTCACGTCAGAAAGAAGACAAGGTAAATGGTACTGGACGTATTCACATCATGAAGAATCGATATGGAATGGACGGTATGACTTATAATGCTAAGGTAGATACCAATAACGGACACATCGAAGTCTCAAATGATATCATGCTCGAAGATATGTCACCAGTACAGCCTACTAATGTAGCTGGAGTTGATACGCATGATCGAGCACTTTTAGCAAAAAAATTCTTTGAATTACAGCAAGGAAGTTAACGCTGGCCGTATTTATAAAACACGGCCCGAGAGTACAAAACTCAAGGGCTGTTTTTGTCTAACATATTAAGGATTATATAAAGATATGAGTATATTACAAGAAAGAGTGGTTTACAAGCCATTTGAGTACCCTAAAGCTCACGAGTATTGGTTAAAGCAGCAGCAAGCACACTGGTTACATACCGAAGTGCCGATGGCAAATGACATCACGGACTGGAAATCAAACTTAAAAGATCACGAAAAGAACGTTATAGGGGGTATCTTAAAAGGCTTCGCTCAGACAGAAACAGTAGTAAATGATTACTGGACTGGTCTTGTAACAAAATGGTTCCGTAAGCCAGAAATTATTATGATGGCCACTACGTTTGGTGCCTTTGAAACTATTCACGCCGAAGCTTATTCTTTATTGAATGAGCAATTAGGTCTGGATAACTTCGCAGAGTTCTTAGAAGATGAAGCTACTCACGCTAAGATTGAATCTCTTATGAATGTAAGAGACGGTCACAACGGAGAACTCGATTACCAAGAAGTTGCTCGTAGCCTTGCGATCTTCTCTGCCTTTACAGAAGGTGTTAACCTATTCAGTTCCTTTGCTGTACTCCTTTCATTTAAAATGAGAAACAAGTTAAAGGGCGTAGGTCAGATCGTAGAATGGTCCGTTAGAGATGAATCTCTTCACTCTGAGGCAGGCTGCTGGTTATTCAAACAGTTAATGAAAGAACATCCAGAACTTAAGACAGATAAGCTTGTTGCTGATATTGAAGAGGCAGCTAGAATGGCTTTGAAGTTAGAGTTCGATTTCATCGATAAAATCTTTGAGATGGGTGATCTAGAGAACTTAGGTAAGGAAGAGCTTAAGAATTTTATTAAGCACCGTGTAAATACTAAGATGGGTGACCTAGGTCTTAAGCCTTTGATCCCTTCCTCAGAGATTGACAAGGGCGCAATCAAGACTATGAAGTGGTTTGATATGGTAATTGCAGGTAAGCAGCATACTGACTTCTTCGCAAACAGAGTAACTAACTATAGTAAAGGTCATATGGAGTGGGATTCCGCTTCAATCTTCTAAAATAAACTAAAATGAATAACAGTATCTATGTAGATACCTCCTTATGGGAGGCAGGAAAGGATTTTCCTGAATGGATGAACGAGTTATCCTTAGCAACTATCTCAAAAGGTTATTTGCTTCCAGGAGAAACTCCTAAGAAAGCTTACCAGCGAGTGTCCACTGCTGTTGCTAACAGGTTAAAGCGCCCTGAATTAGCTGCTAAATTTTATAAGTACATGTGGAAAGGCTGGTTAAACTTAGCTTCTCCTGTACTATCTAACACAGGTACTGATAGAGGTTTACCTATCTCATGCTTTGGCATCGATACACCTGATAGCATTAGAGGAATAGGTCTAACAAATGCAGAGCTGATGAGACTCTCTTCATTAGGTGGTGGTGTAGGTATTAGCTTATCCCGTGTTAGAGAAAGAGGAACAGCTATCACCGGTAACGGTAACTCAGAAGGTGTAGTGCCATGGGCTAAGATTTACGATTCAACTATTATTGCAACCAACCAGGGTGCTGTACGTAGAGGAGCAGCCTCTGTTAACTTAGATATCAATCATGGAGACATCAAAGAATTCCTCCAAATCAGACGTCCAAAAGGAGACCCAAATAGACAGTGTCTCAACCTACACCAATGCGTTGTGGTGGATGATGAGTTCATGCGCAAGCTTGAACGACGAGATCAAGAAGCGGTCGAACTCTGGGTTGAAATCCTCAAATCAAGAGTAGAGACTGGAGAGCCTTATCTTATGTTTAAGGACAACGTTAACAACGATAATCCTCAGGCATACGTTAAGAACAACCTAGACGTTAGTATGACTAACATCTGTACTGAGATTACTCTACATACAGACGAAGAGCATTCATTTATCTGCTGCTTAAGTTCAGTAAACTTAGCTAAGTATGATGAATGGAAAGACTCAGACTTGATTGAAACTGCTGTTTACTTCCTAGACGGAGTAATGGAAGAGTTTTTATATAAGACCGACGGTAAGGATTCACTTGCCCGCTCACATCGTTCAGCTAAAAAAGGTCGTGCAATCGGACTAGGAGTTCTAGGATGGCATACTTTCTTACAGCAAAAAGGATTGCCATTCGTATCTGTTGCTTCTACGGCATGGACAAACCGAATCTTCTCACAGATCAGAACACAAGCCGAAGCTGCTTCAAGAAAATTAGCTGAAGAATATGGAGAACCAGAATGGTGTAAAGGCACGGGAATGCGCAACACGCATTTGCTCGCGATTGCTCCGACTGTTAGCAATAGTTCTATTTCCGGAGGTGTATCTGCTGGTATCGAGCCGTTACCTGCTAACATCTATACGTTCAATAGCGGTAAGGGTACGTTCATTCGTAAGAACCCGGTGCTCGAACAATACTTAGAAGACAAAGGTCACAATACTGATGAGGTATGGGACATCATTATGAAGGATAGAGGTTCAGTTATCAACGTACCTGAAGCTGTTATGCCCGCAGCTGACAAAGAGATCTTCTACACCTTTACCGAGATCAATCAGCTAGCATTAGTAGAGCAGGCTGCCGTACGTCAGAAATATATCGACCAGACTCAGTCATTAAACTTAGCTTTTGATCCTACAGACAGTCCTAAGTTCATCAACTTAGTTCATCAGACAGCTTGGAAGTTAGGTATCAAGACCCTTTACTACCTACGTACCGACTCAGTAATTAACGGCGATATTGGCTCTAGAACTAACGAGGATTGCTTAAGCTGTGATGGGTAATATTTATAATAAATCTTTGAATATGAAATTATCTGATATTATCCTAGAAGGAACCTACGACGTTGAAGGAATTACAGCTGACAACGTAGAAAAAGTAGATATTACTTTTGTAGACGGCAAGACCATGTTATACGGAGTATACGTCTACCTAAAAGACGGAAGCGGTACAAACTGGGATAAGAAACTTCATAGTAAAGAAGCTCAAAGGATGCTAGACATCTTAGGAATTGACATTGACTTTCAGTCAGATCCTTATGAAGCTCACGGTGCAGTAATTAAAGCACTAAAAGAAAAAGGAATTAAAGCAGATACATCAGAGTTCGATGTAAGTTAAAAAAGAAAGGGCCTAACGGCCCTTTTTTTATTTGTTTAAGTCTCGATTGTTTCGAGTCTTTTCTAACATTAACGCATACTCCATTGGAGTCAGTGTGGTTCGAGTTACGATTACTACCTTATCTTCGTAGATAAGAGCCTGTCTTTCTCGATTTAGCTCTTTAGAGATGTGCTCTGTAGCTAAAGCCTGAGGGGCTGAACATGATGCCATCAAGATCAACCCTGAAATGAATAAGAGTGCTTTTTTCATGGGTCTTAATATTATATTAATACATAGTTAAACTTCTCTTAATATACGAAAAAGTTGTTTAAATGCAAACTAGTTCTTATATTTATAGAAACGAAAGAGGTTATGAAAAGAAAAGAGTTATTAGAACACAAACGAGCCGAACTGCTCAACGAACTATTTGATGTCGTTGACCAACTGCACTCTTCTATCTTTGAGACAGTAGAGCAGATGACCGGACTGGCCGAGCGCCAGGTATCTTTAGAGAGAAACCTCTCGAAGATTAACGAAAGTATTGCTAGACTTAATTCTGAAAAATAATATGCTTTATACTTACGACAAAAAGAACTTGCAGTTTAAGAAGTTAGATCGCAAGAAAGCTCTAATGCTTATAGGAGGAATCTTTGCGATACTAGCCTTTAGTACAAGCATTACCCCGGGTATACGTACATCCAAAGAAACTATCACAATAGTTGAACACGATACTGTATATACTCAGAAATTCTCAGAAGAGAACTTAATTCGTTATATGAAGGAACTAAACATTAAGTATCCTCATATTGTATTAGCTCAAGCACGAATTGAATCAGGAACGTATACTTCGAACATTTTCAAAGAGAATAACAACCTCTTTGGTATGAAGAAAGCTTATCAACGAGCTACTACAGCCATAGGACGTAATCGAGGTCATGCTCAATACGATCATTGGACTCATTCGGTAATCGATTATGCTTTGTGGCAGAATAAGTACCTAAGTAGAGCTAGAAACGAAACTGAATACTACCAGTACCTAGGTAAGCACTATGCAGAAGCAGGTCATTACATTGCTTCTTTAAAAGCAAAGATAAAGAAAGAAGGTTTGGAAGATTTAGTAGAATATACTCATTAATGAGATTCAGATCAGGTAAATATAAGGATTACACATACCAAGAGGTATGGGAGATTGATCCGGGTTATATGTATTGGGTGCAGGAGAACAGACCTGAGATGTTTCGCACTCCTAAACCTAAAGCAGTACCTCAAAAAGCTCCTCAAATGTCTGAGGAAGATCTAGAGAGCTACAACTACAATAAAAATATTCGTCCGGCAACTTTAGATGAAGCATTTTAAAGTTGTAGATCTGAAAGATAGTTCTTATATTTAGGTATAAAGTGATTAAGGTTATATGAAGTACACAAACAGATACGGAGACGTTTATACATTTACCAAACAGGAAGATGGTAATGTATTGTGGGAAGGTAGTTTTAAATGGTGCCGATATGGTTGGCCTAACGTCTATAAAGACGCTTATCAGCAATACCGCAAGGACGGAGGTGATATGCATATTCAGGACTTTGAGAAGGAAGTACACAGGTATGACGATGTCACATTTGAGTATTCTGAAATCTCTAAGAAGTACCAATCACTAGTATATTCAGATACAAAAAACATCAGTATGGTTGATCCATCTGGCGGTCCTTATTTGACCAGAGGTATTGATCTTGGAGAGTATTTAGGTAAAGAATTTGAAAACAGAATTGTAAGTTCATTTGAACCCGTAAAAACTGGTTATTTGATTAAGACTTATGGTAAGTTTGATCATTTACAAGACAGAGATATTATAGGAGGTATTATATGAGGACTAAATTTAAAATAAAAGAAAATAAAACATTTAGCCAAAAAGCTAAATCGTTCGGTCAATCTATGTTATTCTGGAAAGGTCGTAAGAAAGGTATGATTCATACTCGTGACTTAGAATGGGATGATTTACGTTACATTTTCTTTCCTAAAGGATATGAAAAATATGGCTACTTAGGTATGATACCTTACGATAAAGATAGTGATATTGGTAAAGCAATGTTCCCTCTAATACTAGCAATGGATTATGAAGCGAAACCGAAATGGTGTCCAAGATGGTTTCTACGTTTTTTAGAAGTGTTTGGAAATGATAAAAGTATTGTGAGGGTTCGTAATCGTAAATTATCAAACCTACATCGTAAACTAACTAAAGGTATACTGATGTGGGATTATAAAACTAAATGGTATCACTATGATTTAAGAATCTCAATATCAGCACCAAAACATTTACAAAATCTTGCGTCGGACATTGAGCACGGATTTTACAGACGAGGACAAAAACAAGAAGAGGAATGAATAAAGCAGAAATAGTTCAAAGATTATTGGAGAATAATCATATTACAGCAGAAGAAGCAGTAATACTCCTTGTAGAAAACCAAGTAACACAAGTAACGCTACCACCTTATTCTCCAAATAGTACCAAGAATCCATACGAACCACCATTTGAAATAACTTGTAACACCAAAGAGAAATGAGCAAGTTAAAACAAACCAAAATCCCAATGACATTAGAAGATAATGTCTTGAAGGTTGCTCTTGAACAAAATGTAATTGAAAACGAATTCAATTGGAAACTGGTTCGTGAACGAGACGGACTAACCAATGAATCTAAGGAAGTAATGTGGGTTGAATGGAATGAAGAAGGTAAGTTTAAATCCAAACACGATGAACCAGCAGTAGAACGTTCATTGATTATGTCTCCATTCAATCAGTTTTTTACTTGGCAAACAACTCCTATTACAGAGGTGTTGGAAAAACGAGAAAATTTTCTTAAATTTAAGACTAAGAACTCAGTATACGAATTATGGAAGCTATCTTAAAATTTAATCTGCCTGAAGACAATCAAGAGTTTGAACTTGCAACTAAAGCTCAAGATTGGTGGAATGTTTGTTGGGATATGGATCAATGGCTAAGAGCTCAGTATAAGTATATGCCTGATGAAGGATTTAGCAAAGATAAGTACGATGCTTATGTTCAAGCTAGA